CGAAAATCTCAAAACCCAAAGGAGATATTTTTGGTTTTTTCTTAGTTTTTGGGGGGTCATTGACAAGAACAGTGTCACCACTGTTTTCATCATTAGTCGCAATCGCAGAAATTCCAAATTGCTTGAGAAAGAAAGAAGGAGCCATGGTTGCACCTAATAACGCCCGTGAAGAGTATACTTCCCCTTGAACGTCAGCATGAAACGATCAGAATTTGCAGGTTTGTCGACTACATCAGTCTCGGTAAAAGCATAGAAGAAAACCGGACGAGAATTGTCATTGTCCGGACCTTTCAACAAATCTTTCATAGTGTCATCAAATTCACAAGGAATTTGCACTTTGACGGTGCCTGGATCACCAGTGCCACAGTACGTGACATCAATCGCACCATGAAGTGCCACCATTTCCTCAGCGGTAGTGGGCGTAACCACTCCTGCTGCAGCCCAACCACCATAGAATGTGCACATCCGTCCATAGATGCCTGGCCGTGGTGCCAAACGCACAGAAAGTTCCTTCCATATTCCAATGGGATGATGCTTTAGCAATTCCTTCGCGCCTGCATTAGTCCAAGGCTCGTATCGCATCACTAAGCCAAATGTTGTAGTCAGAGTTGTTGCAGTCTTCACCTGAACGGCACCAGCGAATTTATAGTCTTGATCGGAGCCGTACTCCGCAATCAAACGGGATGCAGTAGCAGAAGGCATGTTTACACAATTGTCGCGGCGTCAAATTGCTTGATCAACCTATCAAGCTTGGCACGTTCAGAAAGCAACTTGCCAATCTCCAAATTGATCTGTGATCGATCACCTGGTGCCGCTGCAGTAAGACGAATCTGCTTCTGCTTCAACTCACGAGCAAGTTCCAATCTGCGTGCACGGAAGCCGTCCTCCTCAGACGAAGCTTGCGTGATTGCACTTGTTGTTGGAGTGTCGACACCAGCTACAGACTCCAAACTCTCCAAAGTGTCTGCACACTCCTCTAACACAGCAAATTGTTTGGAAGAAAGAAAATGACCCTCAGTATGGCCAATCGAAATTGTCGTTGAATTACACTGTTTTAAGATATTGCGGATTGTATGTGCAATGCTCTCATCAGACATCTCAATGGTACTGAAATTATAGTTAAGCTGACCACTCGCGATGGAGTTCGCGTGTTGGGTACCAAACCAACATGAAAGTGGGGTGTTTGCTCCTTAAGCCTATCGCCATCAAAGGCCGTAAATAGACCGACATGCGCATCCGTCCTCTCGGGCCGAACAACTTTCCAGAAAAGAGGTTTGGAAAGATTGTCGCCTCGCCTCATTGATTTCTCAACTTCGCGATGCCAGTGGGGATTGCTCCCGATTGGCCGACCATGTCTCGCCGCATAACGACTAACCTATAGAAAAGCGTGAGTGACCTAATCGGTTGGTTTTTGGACTAATGCAGTGCTGCTCAGGCTACGCAACTTATCTTTCGATGTTTCGTTGGTTTCGCTGCATTCCTACTCAGAGGCTGTGTATTTGGTCTCGTACAAGAAGACGACTAAATTTTGACTCGATAGCTAGAGTTAATGAATGTGTGAGAACAACATGCACGCTATTCAAAATCTGTAATCTCCACATCTCTTGAAAATGTGTTCTTCCATGTGATTGTCCGCTTTCCGAAAGCTCCATGCAGGGTAATTGTGTTCGGCACCACAGCTACAGCATGATCCTCGTAAACCACGACAAACGAGCGTGATATTTTCCTCCTATCCATTTGATCAATCAAACGTTTGCGAGACCTCTGTGCGAAACGCTCATTCATGATAATAAGTGGAACGCCATTTTCTCTACAAACTTGCAATGCCAAAGTCCTATTTACGGGGCCGCGGTAGGACGCAATCGCATTAATCGCCGCGACATTCGTCCTCACGCAATTAGCCAATGCGTAACCAAAGCAACCACCATTTCTTTCACGCACAGTGTATTGTCGTGGTTCTTCGGAGCGCAAAGCATCAGGTAGAGACATGAAGTCGGCTCGAGCGACAGCTAAAGCCCTAGTCCACATGTCAAAGACGACCACAGGATCACCACCCCAAACTTGGCATCTTGCCTCACAATAAGCCTGCAACCCATGTCGTGCAGCTAATGCCTCGATGCGCTTGGCATCCGCCAAAATTCCCGCATGTTGTATCTGATTGCGCTTGCGATGCGCATACTTCAGTATGGTGCGCAACGCCTTGTACACCACAGTTCGATGTGGCAAAACTGCTCGACTGATGAAAGTCACTCCATTTTGGCGCTGCGTTCTCTCCTCCATCTTCCATGTGAGTCCAGCATTGGCCTTACTTTGGTCGGACAACCCCTTGCCTCGCCATTCAGGCTCACGATCCATGGTAACGTCATCTCCACTCTGGCATACCCTGACGTCCTTGAGTCTTGCAACACTAATCAATGAGCTAAATGCCATGATTTTGTTGATAATGAGAGTCCAAGGGTCTCCAGACGCCAGAGCTTTATTCAACACGAATTTGAATGGAGAACACATCATGCGCACTCGACGCTCATCTCTAATCTCTTTTGCGAGCGCTCCGAGGCCTTGCTTGTCCGCTGCCATTTCAAGGAAAATCGAAGCCACAATGACATGTACCGGACGGTGCGATGAATCTTGTTTTTCGATGTCCAATTCCACGGATGATTCGAATGTAGCCAAGAAGTCCTCAACCTCCTCTTCACGCAATCCAACAGGTGACAACTTCCCACGCTGCATGGCCCTAGCCCAAGCGTGAGTCAACGCGTCACACGTATCTGCAAATATTGCCTGCTGCAAGTCACTGGCTGAAACAACACCTTGTGCCTTCAACTCCGAGGGGCCATCCTTCATTTCTGAAGGTTTCTTTGCGAACTCAGGCTTCAAGAAAGCGAAAGATAAAGTTGAGGCTGCGGTCTCATAGTTCGCATAAGACCCATCTATCGCCTGTTGTCTAGTCTGTCTATGAATGGCAGCACGACGTGAATTGTTAATGTGTGCGAAGAAAAGTTTCTTGTCAATTACTTCCTCGAAAAGCCACTCCACTATCGTTTCAGCATCCACATAATCTTGTGGTCTAGTGCGCACATCAGGAACGCTACG